ACTAATGCTCTATTAGCCTGAAAATTAGTGCCGTTTCGGTTGACCGTAAGCAAATCAGTTGCTCCAATAGGGAGAGGTAGGACTGGCTGGTTTGCTGTGTTTAGTGCGTTTGTAAGCTGACCAACATTGACTGCGTCCATAGGTTCTGTGCCTGCTGTTACATTGATTATTTTTGCTGTATTGACATTAATAGTAGTGAATCTTCCAAAATACGCTTGATTATTATTGGTTTGATATTCCCCTGCGTAGTTTCCAAGATACAAATTGTTAGTGCTGATTGAATACCGCCCAGCGTAACTCCCTAAATAATTGTTGTCAAACCCAACTGCGTATCTCCCTGCATCACGTCCTATATAACTGTTGTAATCACCAACGGCGGAATAGCCTGCGTAAAAATTTATATAACTGTTGAAATTTCCGTTTGCGGAACGCCCTGCGCCATATCCCAAATAAGAGTTGTAATCACCAACGGCGGAACGCCCTGCGCCATATCCCAAATAAGAGTTGTCAATGCCATCTGCAGAATAACCTGCGTAGCCCCCTAAAAAGACAGAATTGCTTGTATGCGAGCTATCGCCAGCATTATACCCTGCTTTGAAATTGCTGTATCCAAAATCGTTTATTGACTCTACTGTTGTCAAATTAGTAACTGTCAAGCTCCCTGCTACATCGCCGTCTCTGTCCAGTTTGTTCACACAAGCGTCGTCTGCTATGTTTGTTACTATCACATAGTCAACCGATCCGGTTCCAGAACTTCCACCGCCGCCGATTGTCCCCTCAAACCCCACAACCGTACACGGCACCGCTCCGGAAACAGTATTTAACGAGTATAAAGGTCCGTTGTTCCCGCTTTGCCAGCCGTTAGAAGTCAAATAAATCGGCATGGTACCGTTGTCCATATACAGGTCGTACATAGTTTGCGAATTTGCCACGGAAGCGAGGAGAACGGAAAGCAATACGAAGTTGAGAAGTTTTGAAGTTTTGAAGTTGAGTATTTTTTTCATGATATTTTTTTGTTTTGCCACAGAGGCACAGAGAACACAGAGAACCAACCATTTTTTTATCATTTAATAGTATCAATTCGAAATTAAATTAAAAAATGCGGCGAAAATTCCTTCCGAACACCCCCGCCGCACCGCCGAGAGAGCGAGCGTGAAACAATTGACAATGGACAGTTGATAATTGACAATGAATAATTATCAACTATCAACTATCAACTATCAATTAATTAGCTTCCCAACATAGAAATAACACCAACAACACCATCGGCCCTGATTGGGTCTTCTACTCTAAGGACACTTCCCGACAAATCAACTATATCGCTTTGTTTTGCAGAGATATTAAGATCAGCAGTAGGACGCACAAGATAAAACATCATTTCCAGAGATTCCGAAACCGAACAGCCGGAGAATTTTTGTGTGTAATACCACGACCCAGCACACGGACGTCCCGAATCATTAAGAGCATTCATTTCCAATTCATCAGCATTACCACTTGAGTTATACGAATACACATAATCAAGAATAATTTCTACACCAATATCAGCAGTCGCAACAGTAATAGTCCCGCTTCCCGGGGTATCTTCAGCAAACTGTCCAGTAGTAGGCGTTCCAGTAACTTTTTCAAATTCGACCCCCGCTGCACTTCTTACAGTAATTTTTCCAGCAATATAGTTTTTGTTTGTAGCTTCTTTATTTACAGTTACTGTTGTAGTTCCAACAGTATGTGATTCGCCATATTCGTAACGTTCAATAGTAGCGCCAACTGCGTTATCGCCTTGACTGATTTTAACATCTTGAATATTGAACAACGCACTTTTAGAGGTAATTTTAACGTCTTTTGAAGAAGTCCATGTTGCAAGCGGAAAGTTTCCCACACCGCCAAACTTTTCTGTAGTATTTGCGCTACCTTCCAAAGTTACTTCTTCCATGTTTCCGCTAAGCAGCGGAAGATCACCAGTTCTTGCAAAAAGAGCTTTTCCAACTCCGCCTATTTTTAGATATTTCATAATATTTTTCTCCAGTTAATTATTATTTTATGATTTTATGATTTTATTATTTTATGATTTTATGATTTTATGATTTTATGATTTTATGATTTTATGATTTTATGATTTTATGATTTTATGATTTTATGATTTTATTTATGATTTTATGATTTTATGATTTTATGATTTTATGATTTTATTATTTTATGATTTTATGATTTTATGATTTATAAATCATCCAATCACCAAATCGTCAAATTCTTCAAACTCCATCCGATCTATAAATATAATCCGATTTTCCTGTACCGGAAACAACAGCGAGAGTTACTTTGTCACCGATTGGATATCCAAGTTTTTTCAGAAAGACATTCATAATCTGGGGATTTCTCCTTGATTATTTCAGGTGAAAATACCTGGTCATAAGCAAGACAAGCCAACCGATAGATACATGCCCAATACAAACTCACAAAATCAGCGTTTTCTTCTGTTTGCGGGATAATCGTAGTCCAATCCCCGCCACGAGCTGTTATCAAATCAATAACATAATTTTCAGCAGTATCAACAAAAGGCCCGCTACTTGACAAGATAAGATCATCGTCCGGCAGTGCAAGAATATTTGTATGAAAAACCCCGCGCACGTCATCTTGATAAACTCTTATTTTGTCGATTATTTGCATCTCAAATTTTTTTATACACGAATTGCACTTATTAACACGAATCGTTTTTAATTAACCAATCACTTTTTCTTTTTTGTGGTTTTAGCTTTACCAAAAGTCCCGCTTTTTTTATCCGACAATTCCGGTTGATTGCTATCAACATTTTTTGTCGATTGAAAATCTTTAGCAGTTTCCAAATTTCCCAACTTCTCAACTTCCAAAATCTGTTGATTGCTATCATCATTTTTTGTCGATTGAAAATCTTTTGCAGCTTCAGAACTCTCAACCGAGAGGGTTGAGTTACATTCTGTCTTTTCAAGCCAGCCGTCCCTAACCGCATTTTTAATTACCAAAGTTTCTTCAGCCACATGATGCTTTTTTTCGCCCGGATGCCAAAACAGTTTTGACTGCCTGCAAAAAACATCTTTCTTGATCGCTAACGCCTTTTTAGTTAATTTGTAAACATTTTCTTTCATGACATTCTTAGTTTATTTTTTTTACAAAGCGGAGGTTTTAAAACCTCCGCTTTATTCAACTTATTTGAACACAAAGCAACTAAATATTAGTCATTTTTCTTATGGCTGCATTGCTACGAATATAAAATGCGTCTGCAAGAGTTACGTACAACGCTTCTAACTGTCTGCTCATGATTTTTTCAGCTTCAGTCAGTTTAACTCCAGCAGTAGTAACCTGCACAGCAGCAAACTTCGGATCAATAGCTGCCAGAGTGGTTGCCGGACAATCAGGATGCACTATTAATTCAGTACCATTCCATTGCGAGTTTTGGACTTTAATATCTTCACCGATAATTGCTCTTTTTCTATCAGAAAAAAAGTTCATCAACTGAATAGGATCAACTGAAGGTTTTTGCATTAGCAACACAGCAATAATCATATCTATATCGCCAAGGATTTTGGTAAATTTATAACCTTCATCCATTGCTGTAAACTTTAGGTGAGTTTTGTACTGAATAGTTCCGGTTCCGTTTGTATCACCAGTATTAAAACTGTTTTTTGTAGCGGAAGTTCCAGCGGCAAAAATAGTACCTACCAGTTCGCCAACTTGATCACGTCTGCTTTTTAACGCTATTTCTTTTATTGCAAGTTTGAATAAAGGAATAGGCATTTCGCGAATTGCTTCATAAGTAGCAACAAATTTTACGCCTCGTTTGCCTACTGTTTGAGCTGCTTCGTTAAAAACTAAAAGAGCTTCAGGGTATTCTCCACCAGGAGCAATTTGTTTCATTCCGGTTTTGATTGCAGAAAGGTCAAGTCCCCATTCGCGGTAAGTACCGTTCGGGGTAATAACATTTTCTGCTATCAACCCACGAACATCCCAACTTTCGCGTGCTGCTTCGCGCATTGTTCTTGATACAAATTCAGGAACAAGAGCTGTGCCTGCGGTTGTATTAAAAAACAAATTCATTTTCCCGGCAAAAATTCCCAACTCACTATTGTTTTTCGTTGGAATGTTAAGCCGTTGACAAACTTGCTCAAAACCGTCAAGCCCATCTTCACTTTTTCCGAGAAGATTTGTTAATACCGCCGTTCCTGTCATTGGGGTATCGCCATCACCTGTTTTAATATCCTGACAAGCAGAATAAAATTTCAAACCATCAGCATTAAGCATTTCAATTACATTTTCTACCGACAATCTGTCAACACCGCTGTCATTTACAAGCTCGTTTACAACCTTTGCAGGCCCGCCTTGCATTAAATCTTTAAATAATCCGTCTTTCATTTTTCACCTTCTTATTTTTTAAGGGTTAGTATTTTTTTTAATTCAGTTATTCCGAACATTTCGGATTAATTAATTGCAACTTCCAACACATCGCCATCAGCTGCTGCACTCTCAAAAGCCTTTGCGCTTGAGCGAACAGTTCCCGATGATGCTGTCGCTTTAATCTTGCCGCTTCCTGCCGAAACAACAAACATTCCGGCTGTAATTGCCGCAGATGCTATCAACTCTTTTATGCCTTGACGCTCCACGCCTACAGTCAAATTATCTCTTGCAATTGATGTTAAAACATAATCAATTTCATCTCCATTGGTGCAAAGTTCACAGATGTTTCCTGCTGCAACTTTACATGGTTTTCCAACATCAGCTGTTGTCAATGGTGTTGATGGCTGTAAAAGTGTCAACGCGTTTAATTTTCCTACATTATCTACTGGATACATAACTTTTCTCCTTTTTGTTCCCAATTCCCCCTTGTCAAAGGGGGTTAGGGGGTTGTTTAATTAATTAATTATTCAATTTTTATTTATATTATTTACAACTAAAACTTAAAAGCGGAAGCCGGTTTATTTCTTCCTGATTTTTTTTTGGTTTGAGTTTGTGTCAAAGCTTCTGTGTTTGTTACTTCGGCTATTTCAGCTTCCCTAATTTCTATTTCCTTAACAAGTTCCGCTGCGCCGAGCTTGAGAAAACTTTCTGCTTTCGCAGCTTCGTTGCCTTTCAGTTTTATATCAAGTGTTTCAATTTTCTTAGATAGCAACTCTCGCAACTCTGTTCCCAGCTTAGCAAGCACTCCGAGCTGTTCTATCTGTTCAGAAAAAGACAACTCTTTCTCATCATCAGACTCCCCGGTTGCCGAGCTTGTCGAAGCACCAGCCAACGCTTCCGCTATTTCTGTCAAATTAGTTTCCGCAGCCGACTTTAATTGCCGTTCGGTATCGACATCTTTTGTCGATTGAGCAAGTTCCGCTTTCAGAGCATCTTTTTCTTCTTTCAACTTTTTGATTTTAGTTTCTTTTTTTGCAAGAGTTTTTGCATGATTTGCCGACTGTTTTTCAAGAAGAGTTGTTTCAGGATTTTCAGGATTTTCTTCCTTTGTGCCTTCGCAATCTTTGTGAAAAACAGGAAACTCCAAAGTTTTCAAGTTCTTTGCATATCCATCAGCAGCTTTTTTCATCAGCTCTGGATGTTCAGGCAGTTTTTCTCCTTCGAAAAGTTGAGAAGTAGCATCTGCAAAAAGTTTCTGCGAAATTTTTGCTACATCAGCAAGTGTTCCCAAACGACCTTCGCTTCCTCCTTTGTAAACAGGCGAAACTTCTCGTAATGCTGAATCGCCTTCGTCTATCATCATGTCAAGCACGCATTTTTCGCCTGCATAAACTTGCCCCGGCCAATGATAAACGCGCCCTTCATCCGACTGTATTTTAGATTTTTTAGCAGCTTCCATACATTCATCAGAAAACCATTTATTCCCACAAACGCTGCATTTCAGCCAAGAATAATTAAGCCCGGCACTAACAGCCTGGACTTCTCCCGATAAATATTTTTCTCCAAATTCTGCCGACCTCGTAAACGCCAACGCGTTAAGAGTTTTTCCGTTTTCGTTTTCGCCAATATCAGCTGCAAACAATCTGCCCATAGGCAACTCACTTGTATCATGATTTTTCTGGAGGCTCACTCCTTCATCTCCATTAATATCTTTTGCAGCTTGATTTATCCATGTAACATCTGCTCGTGTGTGGTAAGAAGTTTCCGCCTGGCCTATTACCAGCATCGGAATAACTCCAACATCTTCTTTTTCAAGTTCGCCGGGAGCAAATCGATTGATACTTTTCAACTGTTTTTCGTCCGGTGCCAAATCTTTAAATGTTTTTTTCATATTCTTTTTAATGTAGCCCAAGTCTATGACTTGATAGTTAAGGGTTAAACCTTCATTCAAAATTCAAAATTCATAATTCATAATTTTTTCGCCACCATTTCTGCTATATTTTTTTTTCGATGAATTATTGCATGAAGTTTCGCTTCCCGCTCCTTCTCTTTTAACAACTCATCAACAGTTTTATTATTTTTTTTTGACATTTTTTTACCGATTACCGATTACCGACTACTCTTCCGTTCCATTCTTCTTCTCACTCGAACTAACGCTTGACCTTTCTACTTCTTTGGTTATGCCACTCGTTGCCCTGTCAATCAAAAACTTTTTAGCAATTTTTTCTTCCGCTGCCGTCAACACCGGCAAACTTCCCGGCTCGTTTCTCAAAGCCTTTCTCGCTTCTGCAAAGGTAATAGCCCCTGCAGCATACCTTTTGGCTGTGTTCTCAATTTTGATCGCATCCCATTGCGCTATTTCCGATTCGCCTCGCAAATCTATGCTGTCAAACTTCGCTATCACTCTACCACGCCTGCCTGAAAACCACAAAGCCCTTGTCAAAACTATTCCCAAAACTTCTGCAGTTTCCGATTGCAAATATTTCAAAAACCCTACTACATAAGGTTGCTTTTCTTCCTTCCCTTCAGTTGCACTTTTCCCTACTGTCCGTCCAAGCATAGAAGGCACGGTTTTTAATGCTGCAACTATTTGCTGATCTATAACCGCCATCAAAGGTCGAATGTCAAACCAGCTTCCCCCTGACTTACTCTCCACTACTCCAATTTCTACACCGGAACTTACAACGTAACTATCTTCAGCTTGCATTCGCTGATACTCACTCTTCCAATGTTGCAACTGGTTATCTATAAATTTCGCCGAAGCATCAGGGTCCCGTGCTACATCCGCTGGTGCTCCTAAAATTAATGCTGCTTCATCCAGCTTTACAATCGTTTTCGGAAACATCTTTTTGGCAAGTTGAGCAAGGTCTATTAATATTGTCAACTGCTGCCAAATTATTGTCAAAACCGGTAGAAAAGGCGATACCCCATAAGGATTATTTATTCTTTCGTCAAATGCCCTAAACATTATCCGGGGATTATCTATCTTTTTATCGTCCGCCATTCCGCCACCTGTCCACCACGGCGTTAGCTTTTTCGTTTTAGCGTTTTCAGTAAACTTTATTTTGTTGGAATCCGCTACCAAAAAGTACAAAGGTTCCAAATATCGATCAACCATTGTTTCTATCAAGGTTGCTCCTTTAACCAAAAAACTCATTCCAACTTGCCGAGCTATTTTCCTTATTCCTTTGTTTCCTACAAAACTTTTTTCCGCAGAGCTATCATTTTCTAATTTCGACAAAAACGCTTTTAGCCACTTATCATTTTTTTTATCAAAAACTCCAATTTCATTTTCGGCAGAAAATGTTAAATTCGTGCCTGATAAGTTCAAAGCATCATTCAACGCTTTTGAAACATCAGGATGCTCATCTATTAACCTGTCAAGAAGGTCTGCAGGGGAATAATATCCTGATGACAGCGATAGTAAATCAAGATTCGTTGGCCTTGTAAAATTGCCAGCTTGCAAATAGCCACTGCCGAAACCGCTGTTGCCAACCGGCAACAACGTAGGTTTGACATACGCATTATTTTTTGCAAGAGTCTTTCTGCCCACAGAAAACGTTCCGCTTGTTTTAATTTTTGTTTCCACATTTAATTATTTAATGATTTAACGATTTAATGATTGATGATTTTCAAAACCAAACCGCCAAAACTTTATTTTCTTTCATTTTTTTTCATTAACAATTATTTCCATTGTCTTTTAAAAAGAATGCGCCTATCTGCCTGCATGCAGATAGGCGCCCTAAAGGATAACTATGAAAAAAGAACTAAATGCCACGAGAGCTACCCGCAACATAATTTCACAGACAGTTTATCAAAAAAAAAAACATCTTGCTTTATCTTTTTCAAGATTTTGCAAGATGTTTCAAGATTTTTCGATGTAACTCAACCGTCTCGGTTGATATTTAAAGATACACTTTCCTATTGTGTTCATGTTCTATTATTTCTTCAAGGTACCATTCAAGAGGTTTAGTTTCTGGATCTATAGGCGGCGGCAACCGCCCATCTTTTATCATATTAAAAACAGTCCTTTCGCTTTTCTCATATCTCGCACAAAGTTTTTTAACAGTAATTTTTTCTTTTATCATAATTTCTTTTTTATTAATTTTAACCACGAATTAATTAATTATTATCGTTTTGACTTACATCATTCCGTCCACATCTTTTGTCGATTTCAACCGACAAAAATTGTCGGTTGAAACGGCGGTTACTAATTAATTATTCTTTTAGCAACCGCCTTTCAAGTCGGTTCAATTTTTGTTTTTTGTAACTATCTATTTTATGTTCAGATAAAGCATAAATTATTCGCATTTGCTCAAGCATAATTTCAACATCCGCAAGCTCTTCAAGAAAATTATGGAATTTTTTGACTTGCTCCTTTCTATTTCTATCATTCCTTTTTAACTTTTTAATCGCCAAAATTAACTCGGCACATTCTTCAACAACCATTTCAAGCTGCGCATTTGTTCCATAAGTTTCACACGCCTTTTTATACAGTTTTTCTGTTTCCATAATTCTCCTTTTTTTAACCACGAATGAACACGAATTCACACGAAGTAATTAATTATTATCATTTTGACAACATCTTTTCGACTTGAAAATGTAGCCCAAGTTTCCAACTTGATTTTTTTGTCGTCCGCAATCAACAAAAATTGGCGATTGACTTTCCCAAAAAATGGTTACTCTATAAAAACAACACCTTCGTCCACTTCATTATAAGGCATATTAAATTTAAAAGAGCACGATTTACAATAGTAGTCCACACCTACATAATAATCACCTTCTCCAGTTTCACCAAAAATTTCAGGCAACCCGCAATTCGGACACTTAAACTCCGTCTTTTCCAATTCAACATCATAAAAAGTTCCATCATTTTTTATATACCGCGCTTTCATAACTCTCTTTTTTTTAACCACGAATGAACACGAATTCACACGAAGTAATTAATTATTATCATTTTGACAACATCTTTTCAACTTGAAAATGTAGCCCAAGTTTCCAACTTGATTTTTTTGTCGTCCGCAATCAACACTTTTTGTCGATTGAAAATCCCAACCCCTACACTCCGCCCATTCTTATCGGAAAAACCCTTTTCGGAGCATTAAACCCTAAACCTACTACCGCTACTTTCAAATAAAGCGAAACATTAAAAAAGTGATCCGGTTTGCCTTCCCAAATTTCACTTAATTTTCCTCTAACTAACTTCTCTTTTCGTTTCGGCGTAGTCATATTTTCTATAAACTTTTCCCCAAGATTTCCAGGCAACTCATCCAACGGCGGAAACTCCCACTCTTCATTCCTTATACCCCTGACCACTTTGTCCAGAACCATAGTCTTATTCACTTTCACCTGAAAATCGCATTTTATATCATCATATTTAGGTTCCTGAAAATTTATCGGTATCATTTGTTGATAATTATAATACACACGCCAAAGCATTCCACCTGCTCGCAAACATTCATACAACGAATTTTCTTCGTTCGGTTGTGCGTCAAGAATCCCAATCGTTGGACGATAAATTTCTCTAAGCTGAGTCAATCTTCCTTGTTGCGAAGTTCCAAACTCATCTTTATAATCAAACATCGGCTCTTTAGAAATTTCTAAATGTACAACTCGCAACTTCTGTTTTCCGTCCACGGTTATCGGTTCCGCTATCATATAATAATTTTCGTTTTTACCTTGATCGGCCCCAAGCACTAACTCTTTTCCATAATACTGATCTCTCCATTTAATCCCTGGCACTTGACAATTTCTAATTTCTTTTTTATCAAGTCTTTTAACGTTTGATTCATATCCTTTTCCCAAAATCATGTTATAAGCTAACCTTTCACCAGCCTGCTCCCCGCTGTCTTCAAAGTCCAAAACATACCGATTAAAATCATCAATAATTCTTTGGGCTGGTTTCCATCCCCAGGCGTTTATTTGTGACCAATGATACCCATGCCTGTTAAACTTTTTGCCGTCTATAACTCTCGGTCCGTCAAATTCTGCTACCCATTCTTGTTTTATATCTTCGCTCCAATCAATTCTTTTCCCACACTCTTTGCTTTGACAAGCGTAATAAGCATCATCCCCATTTTTTGGCACAATAATAAACGGATTATGATTTTTTTCCCATCGACCTTCAGGTTCCCAGTCCTGTGTTTGCCAATGACCACAATGCGGACATTTTATGTTCCATTTTCGCTTGTCAGTAAATTCATATAACCCGTCTATTCCATCTCCTATCAATGTTGGATTGCTAAACCGCCAAATGAAAGGATTTAGTTCAGCACCAAGACGGCTGACATACTGCGCAATAACTGCCGGATCTGATTTGTCAAGTTCGTCATGAATGCAACCGCTTGCCGGTGTAGAAACTGCGTTCCTATCGGAAATAGCCGCCATAAATAATAGAAATGAATCGCCTATTGGAACAGCATAACTTGACTGCTTTACGCTGTCTTTTCGCTGATCATCAAGCATTTTCAAAACCGAACATCCGCCTGCTATTTTCTTAAATCTTGTTTTGTGAAACTGCTGTAAATCTGATAATCTCGGGAGCGTATAAATGATTGAAGAAGTAGGTCCAAGTTCCTGGCGCATTAAAGAAACGCAAAACGCTTTCCAAACGTGAGCTACTGTAAACCCTCCTTGCGACCCTTTTGATATATCTATTTCAGGATGGAGATCATTGAGAACATCTATTAAAAACTCTCTTCCTAAAAAACTTGCAGAAAGTTTTGGTGCATCTGGATGACTACAAAAAAATTTTACCCAGTCAACCACCGTCCCTTTTCCCTTAGAACTTTTCAAAACAGCGTCCCCGGTCCGCTGCAACTCCTTAAACATATTATTAAAATTTTCTGTCATATTTTTATGTAGCCCAAGTCTTTGACTTGATTTTTTATTAACAATTAACAATTAACAATTAACCATTTTTAAAAGTTTTCTTCAAAACTTTTAAATATTCCACCGTTGCCTTTTTCGTTTTAGGGTCTATCGCAACGATACCCATTTCAAGAGTGTTCTCTAACCTTTTTATCAGCTCTGCAACTTCTTTTTTTGAGTATGAAGACTCAATATTTTCAAATTCATTTTTCATTTTTTTTGCCCACGGAAAACACGGAAAAACACGGAAATTTTATTTTTTTTCACTTTTAGTTGTTTGTCAAACCAGCATTTCAAGTTGATTGCAATTAACACCATCGCCCCGGGCGTTCCGATTTGTTGATTGAAAAACAAAATCATCTTGCACCGGCATCTCCAATCTGCTAACGCAAATATCACAATACTTTTTCTCTTTTTCTATCAAAACACATTTACGCCCTAACTCCATCGCCGCCCTTCCAATCGTACCACTCCCGGCAAACGGATCAAGTATTATATTTATTTCTCTATGTTTTTCAGCTTGTATTATGCACCATTTCATTAATTCCAACGGCTTCTGCGTAGGATGCACTCGCTTTTCTTTTTGTCTTCCCATTTTTTCTTGCAACATCCCTTGCCAACGCCACTTGAATTTCCTTACAGCTTGTGAAAAATCAGTCCACGCAAGTTCACAATCAGCAAAATCTGTTTTACCATTATCTTTATCCCAAACCAAATAACAAGAAGTCGGAGGCAAATCATAATAATTTCCACCAAAAACAATCGAAAAATGCGCCTTTTTAATTGCAAAATTAACCTCAACTTGTCAAACCGCACCATCCCATTCAAATTCTTCAAACTTTGTAGTTTCAGCAATACAACTTCTCGAATGGTTCTTACTTCCCGATTCTCCAATTCCATACGGCGGATCAGTGAGCAGCAAATCAAATTTCATATCAAGCACCGGCATTATTTCCAAACAATTCCCATGATACAAAGTTACAAACTCATTTTCATAATAAGGTTTTATCATATTTTTTTCATTATCAACTATCAATTATTCAAAGCACCATACCTTTTTTTCTTGCTTCACTTCTCAACCCAGCTCTTATTTTCTTAATTTTCTCAAGCCTGTTCTCAAGATTTTTCTGTATCTTCAGAACTCTTTCCCACCGCTGTTCCAAAGGCAAGCCTTCAAACTTCTCATCACCAGGACGACAAATATTATATTTTTCTGGACGAGCGACTGGAATATGCTTGGCTCTGTCTCGCATATCAATAATCCGCTTCTCTTCTAAAACTGTAGGAATTTCATTCATATTCATTTTTTACCGATTACCGATTACCGATTACCGATTTATAGTCTGTCTCATAAAACCCTGTTCCCTTAAAAACAATCCCGGCACCCGAACCTATTAATCGCTCAACTTTCCCCCGACACTTCGGACAAAACTTTATCGCCTTAGCCGTCATCATTTGAAACCGCTCAAATTTATGTTCACACTCTTTGCATTTATAATCGTATGTAGGCATTTTATTATTTGTTGATTTTATGATTTTATGATTAAATCAAATACGGCTGCTGTATTCTTTCTTTTTGCAAAGCACCATATTCTGGATTAAGTTCTATTCCTATACATTTTCGCCCATGTTTTTCAGCCACTTCTGCAGTCGTACCTGAACCAAAGAACGGATCAAGAACCACGCCACCTTTCGGCGCTCCTGCCAGAATGCACGGAGTTATTAAGTCAGGCGGGAAACACGCAAAATGCGCACCTTTATACGGCTTCGGATTAACCGTCCAAACAGTCCTTTTATTTCGCGCAGGAACTCCATCTTTTATATCACTCCCATGATTTTGCTGATTGTTACCAGGACGCAAACCACCATCATCTTTAGTTTTCAAACCTCTTATCTTCCGCGGCCACCTCTCATGTGCACTGCAAGCCATATCTTTATCTCCTCCTTTATATTTTGTATCTTTTCTGCCGTCATATTTCGCCGGTTCCAATATCGCTTCATGATCATAATAGTATTTTGGTTTTTTGGACAAAAGAAAAATATACTCATGACAAACTGTACATCTATCCGTTGCCGAAGAAGGCATACAACTCGGTTTATTCCAAATAATATCATTCCGCAAATACCATCCATCCGCTTGCAAAGCAAACGCAACTCTCCATGGAATACCAACAAGATTTTTAGAAGGCAAACCAGAAACAACCGCTGGAGAATATTCACTCGCACCAATATTTCTTTTCCCAATGGTCGGATCGCCACCACCCGGCTTGCTATTATTTACATAACTATCCCCCAAATTCAGCCAAAGAGTTCCATCATCTTTCAGCACTCTTTTAACTTCTCGGAAAATTTTTACTAAATTAGCAACATATTCTTCATATGTTTCTTCTAATCCAAGCTGCTCATCATGTCCATAATCTCGCAATCCCCAATACGGCGGAGAAGTTACACACGTTTGCGCACTCCCCGCATCCAACCACGGCAACACTTTATTAGCGTTCCCATGATAAATAGTTGTTAATTCTGTTTTATAATTAGTTTCCATATTTTTTACCAATAACCGTTTTCTACATAAACCGCAGTCGTTTTCTTACTTCTTTAGCTTCTTTTTGTATTATTGCAATATTCGCTTTCATCTTAAATTCCCTAAAATCTTCAAACTTTCCAATCGCCCCCTCCGCTACCCACAACTCCATATAAGCTAACCGCTGCAACTGGCTTAACGACAATTTATTTTTTTTCTTTTCCATAATATTATTGAATTATTTTATTTTTTTTTACAAAAGGGGTTAGTGGTTGTTATTTCATTAACAATTAACAATTAACCATTTTCTTCAAGTCTTTCATACAGAGTCAAAAACGCTTTCGCAGCCGTTGCCGGCACTACACCGTTTCCAAGCAATCGCAACTCATCAACTCTATTATCACAGGACTCGCACAACTCGGCATAGTCCACCCCGCCGGCAACCCCATCAACGTTTCCACCCACCGTGGATTGAGCTTCGCATTGTTTTTCATCACCTCCATTTGTCCGTGCAACCCCAAATCTTTCCCCCTTTCCAATCTCGTTTCCGCACCTTCTTCGCCTCCCACTCGCGGCGTTGCCCATGTTTTTGTTTGATTGCTCAACCCCTGCTGTTTGCTGTTTGCTCTCCGCCGGTCGCTCACATCCGGCGTTGCCCAACTTTTTTTTGCTTCTTCCGCCAATATTTTTCCCCCCTTTTTGTTTGGTCTGCTGCCCGGATTTCCCGCCTTTGGCGTTGGCCACAACTCGTGGCGGTTCCCAGTCGTATTGTTTTTCTCCCGGTCGGGCTGGCCAAACATCACCATTGTTGTTTTCCTTTTCGTTTGAGATTTTCCAGCATTGTTTTTTGAATCCCGAACATCCACAGTCGGCCAATCTTTCTGCACAGCAGTCGCCAAATCCATTGAGCGCATTGACCCTTCTTTCTGCTGGCTGCTTTTCATTCCGTCCTGACTGCTCATCGCCGTTGCGGTCGGCCAGTTCATCGCACTCACGGCATCCGATAGCTTCGCCCCATATCTTGTTTTTTCGTGCCAACTCACAAACCCCTTTTTCGTCAGTTCCGTTTTTATCGGGCCTCTTTGTTGAAAAGTTTCTATCGTAGGCCAAGATAAAGACTCTTTTTCTTTGGTGCGGAGCTCCGCATTCTTTCGCCGAGAATATTCCCCACGTTGATGTGTAACCATCTTCAGCCAAATCGCTGATGACTGTATTGAGTCCAAGCGAGATATGTCCTTCGACGTTTTCAAGGAAAACAAATCGGGGGTTAATATCTCGCACGGCTCGTCTGACGCAAGGCCACAAGTGACGCGGATCGTCCGTTCCAACTCGTTTTCCGGCGTTGCTGAACGGCTGGCACGGATAACCGGCAGAAACGATGTCCACTTTTCCGCAAAACGTTTTCCCGTCAAAGGTTTTAAGATTCGTCCAGATAGGCGCCGGAGCCAACTGTCCTTTTTCCATCTTTGCAACCAAGTTCGAGCAAGCGAAGGCTTCGATCTCCACATAAGCGACTGTTCGCAAGTTTTTGATAACTCTGTCAAGTCCCATTCCAATTCCGTCATATCCGGAACAAAAACTGACGTGTGTAAATTTTTCGGTAGTATCCACATTAATTATTTATTTTTTTTAATATTGAATTTTTTATTCCCCCCTTAACAAAGGGGGTTAGGGGTTTGTTATTTCATTAACCATTAATAATGTTTTTCTTCTGCCAGCCCCATTCCAACCAGCTTATAATTAATATTGACATCGTCTTTCCAAATAACAGCAAGCCACCGTCCATACTTTCCTTTTTTATCTTTATAAGTTTCAATAATGACATCTTTTTTCAAGATTTCTTTTCTTAACCAATCCCTTGAAACTTTTCCTTTTTCTTTTTCCGGACCTCTCATTTCAGGAGCATTAATTCCATACAACCTAAGCCGCATAGTCATCATCAAATTACACCCAAAATCTACTTCTGCCGTTACAGTATCACCATCATAAACCGCAACAATTTTCGCCTTGTAAAAATATAAATTTTTCATTTTTTTATTTTTTTATTTTTTTATTCCCCCTTTCCCAAAGGGGGTTAGGGGGATTTTAATTAATAATTAACTATTTTGAATCGCCGCCGGACTGATTAAAAAAATTTAGTTAAAATCATCTTGTGCTAACATTTTGACTTTTTTCTGCAATTATCTTAAGCTTTTTGCGCCCGGCGACTTTTTCAATTTAATTTTCCTTTAATTTTTTTTAAATATTTTTCTCGCTTGATTTTTGTAAACGAATGATAATATCCAGCCGCTTCCAGCCACGAACATTGAAATCTGTCCTTGCAATATTTCAAATACAACCTCGCCGCTTTCCGATTTTCCCAATCGTTAGTTAAGTCATATTTAACATATTTTGGTATATAGTTTTTATCTTTAAGTTCCGCAACCGCCACATAAGTCATCCCATACCTCCCATAACTCACACCATCTTTATGTATTGCTTTCCCATTATTTGGAAAAGGATTATTTCCTGATTCTTGCAACGCTATTGCATTCAAAACGCCATTGCGCCCAACTGTTTCTGCCGGCCATATTGTTGACGCCAACAAAATGGTAAATATCATTATTTTATTTTTCATATTTTCCTTATTTTATTTTTTTGACGCTGAAAGACGCTGATTAATTAAGATTTTTATGTAAGAAAAGTTTTGGTTTTAAACATTTTTTTCATAAACAATCTGCGTCCTTTCACATCTGATTATTTTGACTTCAACCCTTCCGGAAATTCGTGATAAACTTCCCCACCCACTTCCGCCCTACCATCCCCAAACTTCTTAAAAAGAAAAGGGACTTCCGCTTCCCTACAATTCCTTTGCAAATCAAGCACCCATTCCTCTTCGCACTCCCGATTCTTTTTCCCCGCACCAGTTTCTCCTCCACAAATAACCCAATCAAGTTTTCCATAACGCCCAAAAGGACTACCAAGCAACCATTCTTTAGGAAGATAAATAGGTTCTAACATCGGCTCTATGGACACAAACTTATTGCCGGGAATAGTCAACAAATGTTTTATCTTCCTATCAGCTTCTTCTTGAGTACAAACAGTTACTCCCCACCAAACATTAATCAACTTTTCTGCATATTTTCGTCCTATATCAGCTATTAAACTGCTTCTTTTACTCAACAACATAAATTTATGTTCTGGACGAAACGCAATCATTGCCAATATTTTTTCTATCCACCTTTCAGGAATCCCCTCGCAAAACAAATCTGACATATCCTGCACAAAAACTATTTTACTTTTCTTTTTCGGCAATTTCTTAAAACAAGATAGGTCAAGGTCATACTCAAAGAACGGATTATTTTCGTAAGGCACTTTATTACCAAACCGGTTATTAATTTTTTCTGCATAGCAGTTTTCGCAACCTGGCGAGCATTTAGTACAATGCCACCCGCCACCTTTTGCTTTAATCGGATTAATCGTCCAATCGCACCATTCTATTTTAGTTTTTCCCATAGTTTTCCTTTTTTTGACGACAACAATTAACAAATGAAATTAGATGTATTTTCATCTACATTAACAATTAATTTTCACGCCCTCAACGGCATAACAATCGCAGTATAATTCTCCCCTTCAAAAACCACCGGCATGGTTCCGCTATTAATTTTCAGCTTAATAATTTCATCATCAACAGCACCCATAGCTGCCATAAAATAGTAAGGATTAACAATCATCACAATTTTTTCGCCCGAGTACTCAACATCAATATCAACATGAGTATTTCCAATTTCGGAAGTTTCCGCATCGACCACTATTTTTCCATCTTCCAAAATAAGCTTTACTGCCGATTTATCTTTCGGCAAAACAACCGTAGCAAAATCAAGAGCTTTCAAAAACTCTTTCCGGTTGATTTTCAATATATGCTCAAATTTTTTAGGAATCACTTGCAAAACATTAGGAAAAACAGCATCTATCAACAATGTAGTCAACCCAAAATCATCATTTCCAAAAGCTATTCTTCCATTTCCAACTTTTACCTTTATCGCCCCAATATCTTTTAAACTTTTTTTCAAAGCCATTACAGATTTATAAGGAATAATTATCGGTTCATTTAACAGCCGCGCCGGGTATCTTGAAATAGCAAGCCGTTTGCCGTCCGTCCCACAAAACAAAGTTTCGTTTTCCAAAGGCACCACGCCAAGCCCCTGCATTTGCAACCGTGTATCATTAGGATCAATAGCATAAGCCGTCCGCTCAATCACTTTAAGCAGCAAATTATTATCTATAGTTATGCTCTCACCCTCCCCATCTTCACCCTTTTCCAACTTCCCAACTTCTCCCACATCTGGGAAATCTACCGGGTCAAGCGTTACCAACTTAATTTTTTTTCGGGCTGCTGTTATTTCTATTTCATTATTTTTTTGTTCCATTTGAAAATCCGGTTGTTTTATTTTTTTAAGTGCAGACAACAAAAACATAATCGAAACAGTAGTTTTGCCAGCTGTTTCCGATATGTTGTTTCCAGCTATCATCATTGATAACTCCAAATCTGTAGCTTTAAAAATAAGTTTGTTAGCCGTCGCTTCAAGACAGACATTTCTCAAAATCGGGTTCGCTGTTTTTACAGGTATCACCGATGCCAACTCTTCAAGGAAACTTATAGCTTCCGATGTTTTGTATGTAGTTTTCATTTTTTCCTTTTTTTAACCACGGATGAACACGAATTCACACGAAGTAATTAATTTAAACTTTTTCTTTTTCTTTGAGTTTTAGAGTCTTAGTGGCCAATCTTTTTATTAACCATCAACAATCATTTAGTTCTCGTCATCAACTTGCCAACCGGCAGCCCCAACTTCCCAAAATACTTGCTTCCACAAATTTTGCAATAACACGGATGCAACGCATTATCAATATTCCATTTTTGTGTTTTATTATTAATATCAAAATCCGGCGGAACTTCTATCGGAAGAAACTTTATATTCTTATTATCTTCACAACAAAGTTTGTTGCCACGCAGTGAAGACGGAAAACTCATCATCCCGGATTTTTCTATCGCATCTAACTGTCTTTTGATTGTATCATTCATATTTTTTTTAGTATTTTTATTATGTAACCCAAGTCTTTTACTTGATTATTTTTTAACTTTTCAATTAATCACAAACACCTCTCCTTTCTTCTCAATATGTTTTTTTCCCCACTCTTCAAAATTTTCGGTTTTTGGAACAGAAACAATTTTATGATGTTTTTGGATGAAATCCGGTTTTTCTTTTTTATTAAGATTTTGTAAACAAGAACAAAAGTCCTCGCCATAATTTACCGAATACCTACCACAAACATTGCAAAAAAAGTATTCTAATTCAGTTTGCTTTGCTTCGTTGAAATTTTCAAATTTCCACTCATCAAAAGTTTCATCTGGTTTCAAAAAGATTATGTGATGATGGTTCTTTCTGAACGCCGGGATATTAGGATGGTTATTTAAGTTACAAGAACAAAAATCCTCGCCACGTTTTTTTCACGTTTTGGAAATCCGTTTGCTTGCCAAGATTCATGACAAGCTTCAGCAATAGCAATCAAATCAACTTTATCCATTTCACCTTGAAACCTGTTTTTAAGATGAATAATTACATCGTCAACAGTACAAGATTCCCTCATCTCATAAATTTTCAAAGCTCCTTTTTCTAATTCTGTTAATTCCGGTCCCGGTATTTCATCAGAATTATCTTCAGATAAAAATGTAGGCTCTTTATTTATTTCTTTATTTATTTCTTTATCTCTTTCTTTCTTTATTGCTTGTACCGAAATAGTACCCCCCCTTGCCTTTCGCTTACTTTCTGCACTTGCCTTGCCTCCTTTGCTACCGCTATTTGAACATAATTGTCTATATTCTTTATGCTCAAACATCCGATGACTAAAGACTCCATGTTCAGGATGTTCATCAAAAAGACCTACATCTAAGCAAGAATCAATCACGTCTAATAATACTTCTTTAGGCGTTGCCAACCGAAGTTCAAGCGCCCCTATAATTTCGCTTGAAAGGTAACCCGAGCTACTCTTTGCCATAGCTTCTACCAAAGCCCAATAAAGCCCATACCCTTCCCACCCTTTTTTTATTCGCAATTGCAAAATTTTGTCATCTGTGCACGCATCATAATCATGATTAAAGTAACATGCTTTTAAGTTTTTTTTCGCCATTTTTTCTCCAGTTTTTTATGTAACCCAAGTCTTTGACTTGATAATTAACAATTAACAATCATTCCCCTCATTTATCTTCAAATCTCGAATATTTTGGGGTAAACCGATTCCCTCAACTGATCCAAAGAAGGTTTTCCAGGTATTCCACCTTTTGCAAGTCCTTTCATTCCATCCCGATTTAATTGAGAAAGCACCACGACCGGGATGTTAAGTTCTAACGCTAATGCCTTCATCCGGCGACTTATATACGCAACCTCGTTTTCTCTGCTCGAATGTCGGTTTTTGCTTCCCATTAACTGAAGATAATCGATTACTATCAAGGAAAGATTAGGTTTCTCCATTTTTAATCGTCTGCATTGGGACCTGATTTGTGTCGGTGAAAGATCGATTGTCTCGTTGATGAAAATTTCTTTGTCTTTGAAGAATTGAACTGATTGATATAAACCCTGCATATCTTTGCTCGTAAGAGCTCCGCTCTTTATGTTTTGACCATCAACATAACCATGTGATGACAACATTCTTTTCAAAAGCTCTGTAACGGACATTTCCAAAGAAAAAACGGCGACAGCGTTTAATATCGGTTTTTCTGACTTTTTGTTTTTAGGAGTGTTCCAAATCTTTGAAGATACTGTTTCCACTATATTGAGAGCTAAAGCAGTTTTTCCGATAGCCGGACGTGCTGCTATAATAATAAGTTCGCCACCCATAAACCCGGATGTCAAATCGTTTAACTCTGCAAACCCGGTATCTATCCCCGCAAGCCCGCCGCCATGTTTTGCAAGTGCATCAAGCTCTTCTACTGTTTTTTTCAAACCGTCAAAAATGGAAATAAACTCGCTTTTATTTCCTGATTGACTTATTTCTAACATTAATTTGTCGCAATCTTCAATATAACTTTCATTATCAAGATCAAACGCTTTATTATAGAAAATTTTACCCGCTTCCATATAAACTCTACGCTTATAATATTTGAGAATTATTTCCGAATAATACTCAAAATTGCTGGTTGTAGGTATCCCTTCTGTCAACCCTGCCAAATACTCTTCTCCGCCCACTTTCTCCAAAATCTTTTTTTCGTTCAGCTTTACGCAAACGGTTATCATATCAACAGTTTTTTCTTCCTGAAAAAGTTCTAAAATTACTGCGAAGATTTTTTGATGTGCGGGAAGATAAAACACTTTTGATGACATCATATCTACGCCTTGAAGCACGCAAGTAGCATCTAACATCATCGCTCCCAAAACCATTTGCTCTGCACGCAGCGAATTAGGTGGAACTCTTTTATTTTCAGTTTTTTGTGTTTCGTTTTCCATATTTTTTAATGTAGCCCAAGTCTTTGACTTGATTTTTTTCGATAACCGATAACTTTTTAATTACTGAATACTTTCTTTTATCACGATAACAGGCCACAGAAACAAATAAATCAGAAAGGTAAAGCACAGCGTTGCCCTTGCTTTTTTATTCATCCCAAACTTACGAATAAGCTGTGTGTCATAAACAAACATTGCTATACCAATCCCGAAATAAATAATAATTAAAAATATTTTCATAATTTTATTCCCCCTTTTCTAAAGGGGGTTAGGGGGATTTTCCCCATTAACAATTAAAAGAAGCGGGATTTCTTCGTTGGCGATTTCCGTGCGAGCTTGCGTTCGGTGTTTATTTATTCCAGAAACCCCGCTAATTTTCAATCAACATTTTTTGTCGTTCACAACCGACAATTTATGTTGATTGAGAATATTTACAAACAATAACATCACTTTCTTCCGCTTGCGTTTTTTTCTTTCCGCAACTTTTCGCTGATTATATTTTTTTCTATATTCAGGATTTTCGAGTCTTTTTTGTTCGGCTTTTCTCTTATTTTCATTTATTTTTCTACGTTCTTCCGGATTAGCCATTTTTCTTTTTAAACTTTCACTCGATTTTTTTTTGATATGCTCACGCCACTCCAAATCTTCCCAATACTTTTTTTTGCGGAGTTCACGGCTTCTTTCATTTCGTTTTGCCCGATACTCTGGGTTCTTTAGTCTTTCTTTTTCCCGCTCCCAACTTTTTTCATTTTCCCTCTCCCTATTTTTCTCTCTCCACTCGCGGTGGTTAGCACTTCTTTTTTTTGCAAATTCAGGTTCTTTCATTTTTTTTCGTAACCATTCTCGCTGCATGAAATTTTTACGATTGCGCTTTTCAGGGTCTCTACTTTCTGCTTTTCTTTTTTCCCGCCATTCCGGATCTGTTGCATACTTTTTTCGCCGATTGTAATTAAAGTTTTCTAACCAACCAGTTTTTTTTCTTATATTTCTCATCCATTCTTTGTGATATTTTCTATCACAATATTTACAAAAATAAGAAAACCCATCTTTATCGCGATTGTTTGGACGAAAATTCCCTTCAACATCCTCAAAAAACTCCCCGCATTTATTACATACTTTTCCTTTCTTAAATCCATACTTTTCAAAAACAGATTTATGTTTTCCGGAAAGAACATCAGGCAATATAAATTTATGATAGTCTGATCTATCTTGATTGAAATTAGTAGTTTTCATTTTTTAATCAACATTTTTTGTCATTCACAACCGACAATTTATGTCGATTGAGAATATTTACAAACAATAACATCACTTTTTTACGCTTGCGTTTTTGATAATATTTGCGATTCCTTTCCGCAATCTTTTCCCGGTTGTTTTCCCGATATTTGCGATTCTTTTCCGCAATTTTTTCCCGGTTGTTTTGATAACATTTGCGCTTCTTTTCCGCAATCTTTTCCCGGTTGTTTTGATAATATTTGCGATCCTTTTCCGCAATTTTTTCCCGGTTGTTTTGATAATATTTGCGCTTCTTTTCCGCAATCTTTTCCCGGTTGTTTTGATAATATTTGCGCATATTTTCCGCAATCTTTTCCCGGTTGTTTTTTTGATATTTGCGATCCTTTTCCGCAATTTTTTCCCGGTTGTTTTCCCGATATTTGCGCTTCTTTTCCGCAATCTTTTCCCGGTTGTTTTGATAATATTTGCGCATATTTTCCGCAATCTTTTCCCGGTTGTTTTCCCGATATTTGCGCTTCTTTTCCGCCATCTTTTCCCGGTTGTTTTCCCGATATTTGCGCTTCTTTTCCGCCATCTTTTCCCGGTTGTTTTGATAATATTTGCACATATTTTCCGCAATCTTTTCCCGGTTGTTTTGATAATATTTGTGCATATTTTCCGCCATCTTTTCCCGGTTGTTTTGATAATATTTGCGCATATTTTCCGCAATCTTTTCCCGGTTGTTTTCCCGATATTTGTGGAAATATTCCGAAAAACAGGATTTGCATATTAAAGCAAACCCATCATTTTTATTTATATTTCTCCAAAAATTCGCTTCAACATTCTCAAAAAACACCCCACATTTATTACATACTTTTCCTTTCTTAAATCCATACTTTTCAAAAACAGATTTATGTTTTCCTGAAAGAACATCAGGCAATATAAATTTATGATAGTCTGATCTATCTTGATTGAAATTAGTAGTTTTCATTTAATCCCCCAATTGACCAAGTAAAGAATGAAACATTGATCGCGTAAAAATTAATCCTTTTATCTCTACAGTTTTTGAGTCTTTATGAACAATACAACATTCCATTGCAGTTTTTTGCGGAGAAGAAACATTAATCAATCTGCTTTCTTCCTGTTTTTTCTTAGCATCAAGAAAAGTTCGCTGCTGTGCCACCGTTCTTATATGGCCATTTTGAAAATCAAAAACTTGTAAACCTTGTGAATACGTCATTTCAGTAAAATGAATTTTCCGTATGTTATGTTTTCCCTTATTATTAATAACAACAACTTCCAAAGGTTTAAACGCTTCATCTTGCATCGCTCGCGGCGCCGAAATTAATTTTTTCGCAATTTCTCCATCTATCTCATACAAATCTGGATTGACTTCCCCGCTGCCAATTCGCTTAATTAAACCCCAGTTTTTCAACGGAGCTTTTTCCCGAATATAAGTTTGTTCTTTGTCCGTTGCAAGAAAAAAATCTTCACATGCCTGTAAAAAAGATTTTTCTATATCAGAAAAAGCCTTCAAAATTTTCATCGCAACTTTTTCTATACTCGCTAAACTCTGGTTGTTTTTTTGTGATGTTTTCATAATTATATTTCCTTATATTAAAATTAAAAATTTGACAGATAGCTATTCTGTCGTTTTCAACCGACACCTTTTGTCGATTGACTTTTCGAAATATGGTTACTCAATCAAAGAGTTTCTCTCCGAGTTCCGGTTTATTTGTTATTGCTATCGCTTTCAACAATGTATCACTTGAAATATGATAATCGGAAGAAACTAATTTTAACAGTTCCGGCGTAACCTCCTCAGCTTTTCCCACCGACCTTTTCGTCAAAGGATTTTTTATAAGCGGAGCAACTATATAATTAGATTCCAGAGTTCCCAACCATAAAATCAAGTGATCAGGACCTTTAATAAATACATGATTGTCTGAAGTAACATAAAGACCAGGAGATAGGTTTGTATAATAACTTGATGGATAAAAATCACTAATATTATCTACATATTTAAGCGTATGTATTTCTATTTCAAACTTTTCTGTTTTAGAGATATGATCGTTTGTAAAAACAAATTGCTCTTTCTATTTTTGGCGGCCGACAAATAGTGTTTCTTTTTCTAACATCAAAAAAGGCATCTACAATTTTTTGTTTTTCGCTTTCTTTTACCGGCACTAACTTTTTTAACAACCATTGCTTATTTATATCCCCTTCTAAAAAATGCGCCACTCCATATTGTTTATTATTTTTTTTGTAAGGCAGTGCATAAAGCCGAAAGACAATATTTTTTGGAAACCCAACAACATTTAGTTTCATTCCACGATAGGCAACTTCGCACCAAGAAGCAATGAATTTTTGAACTCTACTTTTGTCGGCAACCTTAATCATTTCTGCCCATGTATGCTGTTTTTTTTTCATATTTTTATTCCCCCTTTCTTAAAAAGGGGGGAGGGGGATTTTTTCATTAATCATTATTCAGCAAACACCACAAACAAACTTACCAGAGAACCGATTTTTATATCCTCGCGGTTTATTTTTTTTTGGCTTAAACTCATTTTCATACTTTTTATTTTTTAAAGCATACTTTTCAGAATTCTTTTTTATTTCCAAAATAGTATCTTCAATCAAAGCGCCTATTTTTATAAATCCTTTTGACATGATTTTCTCCTGTTTTATTTTTTAAGTACCGGTCATTGAGCCTGTCGAAATGCCCATTCATTTTTTATAAACTCGAACCGGTCCCGATCATAATTAAAGAAAGAACAGTTACAAAACCTTTTAAAAGATTCTGTCATTGTAGTTTGCAATTTAGAAAAATTTTCTTCTTTTTCAGATAGCATAAAAAACTCAATCCACGGAGCCATTCTCTGAAAATATTTGTCCGCCATATCCTCCATATAATTTTCAGCAAAATCCGTGATGTTACTTTTGAGCCAAGCATCATCACAATCTTTAGCAACAACAATAGCGTGCGCTCGGCGGAGTTTTATCAACAATTCAAAAGCAGCAGTTTCACCTGGATTTTCAGATTCCAAAGCAGACATAAGCGAAACACTATCGCTATTTTTTGTATATTTTACGCAATCGCATTCATCTTCAGTTCGCCAACAACAATCATTTATATAGATAGTTTCTGTAGGAGCTTTATAACTTCCTTTTGAATGCTCTTTTAGTTTTGAAATATGAAATTTTGTCCACGATTGCCATAGTTTGATAGCTTGAGCGCCTTCGACACCAGGTTTTTTGTTGTACCATTTGCCGTTACGTGACCAAGCAGTCATTCGGTCATAAAACTTTCGAGCTTCTTCTTTGCAATCAACGCTGGCAGGAATATGCTGCTCTTTGAACTGGATTTCAAACCAATTCAAAAGCTCTTCAAAGTTTTCCGGAATTGCATAAGGATTCATTTTAATTAATAGTTTTTTATTAAATCATTCAATCATAAAATCACTAAATCATCAAATAATAAAAGAGGCAGGCAGAAACACCTCTTTTGAATTCTCACACGCCCATCAACTAAATTTATCAATAGGGGATTTTGATAATTTGTTTTCGCGCTCTGCTGGTTTTGAGCCCGCTCTCTCGGCTTTAGTAACTGGAGAACTATTGCCGCAAGCTCAAAACTTATTTTTCTTTTTGATAAATTTTTTCTACCCTATATTGCCCGAATATAACCCCGGGATTTTCAAACTGTTTTTCTTTTTCAAAATAAATATATCCATCTTCGGTTATTGAACCGGTCGCCAACTGTCCACAACATGGATACCCTCTAACATCTAATTTTAAATCAGACCCCCACGCTCTTGCTGCTTTCTCAAAATCCTTGTCTGTTGGATTTTCAAGAGACCGGAGTTCTGCAATATTAGTCAATCTAAAAATATGTTTTCCTAAATTGATAAACCGTTTTTGTTCCGCTGTTTTTCTTTCTTCTAATGTCATAATTTTTTATTTCCCCTTAATAAAGGGGTCTGGGGGGGTTGTTTTTATTAAAATTCTTCAGGTCGTTTCAACGCCGTTATTTCTTTTGATTCTTTTATCATTCCACTTATCATTTTATAATATGGGCAATTTGTGCATGGGGTTTGCCATTCTCCTATAGGTATTGCGCTATAATTTATTTTTACCATTATTAAGCAATATATTTTTGCAGCAATACCTCGACCGTTTGCACACTTGAACATTCTCCGGCAAGAGCCTTTTCGGGTATCGTTACGGACATCGTCTTTTCGGAGATTCTGAAAAAATTTCGGTTCGCCACCAAGAATTCTTGCTAAATCCTCGCAGCTTACCCGCCAATCTTCTTTATCTTTTTTCATATTATTTTTTGTATCCCAAATTTAACTTGATATTTTTTTATTTATATAATTTTCCACCTGTCAAACCACATAGGAATTGAAATATAAGTTCAAGCTCGGGATTCCTGCTTGCATACGAAAGAAAATCTACTGGGTTTTCATATTTATAGTGGTTTTTTTTAATATGTTCTTTACAAGCTTTTGCCGTCAAAAAAGCGTTCTGATAGAAGTCTTTATAATCAATAAAAACTTCACTCCAACCCAGCTCTTTTAACTTCTCCTCTTTTTCATCACTTGACATTTTATCAATCTGAACATCAGATAAATTTGTCTCCTCATAAATTGAGCCATCAATTTCTTTTTCGGTTGTGATAACAGTTCCATCCATATGCCAGGCTTGCTCACCGCAACCTTCAGCGACAGCTATTTGTTCTGTTGTTTGGATTTGAAAGAAATATGGCATGCAAGTCATTCGATGATCCTGACTATTAATTTCTGTCGACAATTCCAGCAACTTTTCATACATTTCATCTGATACGGTTATTGTTTTCATAGTTTGTTTTTCCTTTTTTTATTTTTAAAAAGAGGTTATTGGTTGTTATATATTTTTTCTTTCCTATCTGACAAATAATCCGTTACAGGAAACTCCCTTATCACTTCCTCTACCTGCATAAGAAACTCTATATCAGGTCGCTCGCGACCCAATCCTTGCTTGCTCAATTTAGTGCGAATATTCTCTATCCTATCAATCCTGTCACTTTCACAGCTCCACACTCTCGACAAATTCTCCTCTTCCCACTCAACAATCTTCCGTGCCGTTTTTCGCTCATAACCATACTCGCGAATACACAATCTATAAATAGCCTCTTCAAATTCTTTTTTCATAATTTTTTTACGATGCTTACGCTGTAAAGCTAAAAGTGAAACAAGTTATTTGTTAAAACACTAAATAATCAAATATTAAACCGTGCTACTTCCGCACTACTCTTGACTTTCACCTCCAATTTGTGATAGACTATTTGCGTGTTTCGGTTTTCGGCTCATTCGCCGATGTTTTTTAGAAGGGTGCTTGTTGAGTTTTTGATGAAGTTCATTATTCAGTTTCTTTACCCGGGAATTTTCGTTTTTAACCTTAAACAAATTAATTTTTAAAAAATTTATTTCTTTCTTTTGATTGCCAATATACTTAAAATATTGTTTTTGAAGATAAGACGACTCTTTATATAAGGTTAAAAGATTATTCCGTTCTTTGATAACTCCAAAAACTTCGTCTTTTAACAAAACAATTATTTTTGACTTAGTAACATTGGAAATATAAAGTAAAACAAAAGAAATAGAAAAGACAACAATCAATAATGTAAAAATAATGGTTTCCATAGTTTGATTTTTTTTAGTTAAGATTAATATAATATAATGCCTTATGTCATTTTTGGGATAAATAAAAATCAATTGCTTCATTTATAATGTAATAATAAGGAACATCACGTTCAAACGCCATGATTTTAAGACGACTTTTGTTTTCAGGCTTGATTCTCACAAATGTCGGTTTGACTTTGCTCTTTATATGTTTGCTATCGTTTTCGCTCATTTTTTTCTCCGGTTTTTTAAGTTCGGCAATATAATATCATACTTTATTCTATTTGTCAAGTATTTTACAAAAAAAGTCCTTGACTATAATTAAATTCTTTGTTAAAATATACTTATGCAAACAATATCCGATAAAATTAAATTGAAATTACCCAAAAGAGGGGTAAAAGATATTGCAAAACAATATGGTATTGCTTATGAATTTTTACGAAATCTTCGTGAAAATATCCTTACAATCGCACCTGATAGCAAATACCTTCCTGCTCTTGCACAATTACTTACTATTCCTGAAGATCAATTACGAAAACAAGCCGAAAGAGAAAAACTTAACGAACATTCTATTAAAAAATTTGGAAAACCGGCATCAGAAATTTACGTTTGCGATGATTTATTCAACTCAACTATTCATAAAATTTGCAAGACGGGAGTGGTTTGTGATAATATCAAAAAACATATTAAACTCAAGGATCTTCCGGTTGCTAAATATATTGATAATTTTACTACCGATAAAAACTTACAATTTTTCTCCTAATACTTTCATATTTTACTTTTGCCGAAGATTATATTCTCAATCAATATAACGGTTTCCGGAATATTGAATGGGCTACTCATATTAAAAAAATAAAAAAATTAAATTTAGAGTATAAATCGGAAGGAAAAAAATTTCTTAATAGTAAAATTTATATTGCTGAAAATCTAAAACCTACTTTTGGACGTGCTAAAATAATAAGTAATAATTATATTTTTATAAATAATAAACTCGCTTCTGTTAATCTTTTTTTTGATTCTGCCGATGCAAATGTTGTAAAAAAACTTCTTACTGATAAATTTGGTAAACCGGCAATTAACGAAAATTCATCTTCTGAATTCTCTGTCAAAAATTTTAATATGCTTTGGTGCGGAGAAAAAACTATTGTTCTATTTTTTTCTAATTATGGTTTTTGTCAATGTTCTTTCATTTCATCAATTGCTGGTGAATATGATATAAAACAAAAAAACACAATGGATGTTAAAGCAACTAAAACAGATTTTTAATCATGCCTACCTATGATAAAAAAAATAATAATTATCGCGCAAGATTCTTTGTCTTACAAAAAAATAATAAAAAAAAAAGATTAACAAAATCTTTTCCTGATAAAAGACTCGCGGAACTTTTTGAATATAAAAAAGATATTGAATTCTTCTTCGCAAAAACTAATACCGATTATAAAAGATTGTCTGATTATGAAATTGATATTTGGATTGATTCCTTTTTGAAAAGAAGAATTGTACCGGCTCATATATCTCGCGCTAACTTAAAAACCGTACTCGCACAACACCTGAAATCAAATAATAAAATTTCCGTAAATATCCTCGATGCTCTTAAAAATCATGTCGAACGCCTGAAACTTAAAAATACTTCCCCTTCTACTATAAAAAATTATAGCAGCTATATTAAAAAAATTGCTGAAGCTTTAGAATTTCTTAATATCACTTACCATAACGAAATTGATGTTGATCTTAATATAAAGGTTAAAGAAATTTTTCCGGACGTGTCAAACAGAACTATTGATATTTATATTAATTGTATTAAAGCGGCCCTAAAATCCGCAAGAACTCCAGAAGGCGATTGGAAATTTATAGAAAAGCTTGATACTATGCCTAAAACCAGACAACTTATGTCCGTTGATGAAATTGATAACTTCCTCGCCGCTGCTAAAAATTACCGCCCGAACGTAAAACTAATCAATAACCAACCATATTGGCACTCGCTTTTTTATCTCCTGTTCATAACCTCACGCCGATTAAAAGAAATAACTCACAGAAAATGGAAAGATGTACGCACCGACCTTAATATCCTCATCATTGAAAAACAAAAAGGAAATGCAGGCCCAGTATATTGCCCGATCAATGATGAAATTATGGCGGGAATCCTCAAAATTAAAAATAATATTGATCAGGAACAATATATTTTCCCAAACTCAAACCAAAACCCGATTACAAACCAAATCGTTGGAAAAACTTTCAAAAAAATTGCCCAAGCCGCAAACCTGCCCGCAAAATATTCTCCCCACTACCTGCGACACGCCTCAATAACATATCTCGCATTAATCAACCCAGACGTAGGCAACAAAGAAAAAATGGCTATAAGCGGGCATAAATCAACTTCAGGCTATAATATTTACAATCACCTTATCACTACAATTCAATCAAACATTAAACTCCCAACAATAAACTCCATAAAAAAAGCATTAAAAAAATAACATTACATTTATGTACCATTTTTGCGAAGCGCAACCTTAAAAACCCTTAAAAACCAACATCTAAAAACAATTTCAATAACTTCAAAATCTGTGGCGCCTAAAAACAAAAAATCCTCTTTTTTTATTTTCAAAACGCCCGGCCTCCTATAAACACTATTAAAATTCAATCATAATAGGCAAAAGAAAACCCTGTGGAAATTTTTCCACAGGGTTTTATTTTGGAGCGGGCGATCGGATTCGAACCGACAACCATCTGCTTGGAAGGCTTTTTCTAACAATCATAACACCTTGAAAATAGTATAGTTATAATATTATTTAATAAATACTATTCATTTATGTACCATTTTTGTATAAAACTTTTCTGTCTTTCGCAGTAAGAACAACAATACGGCGAACAAATTTTGATAAATATTCATCTTTTAATATTTTTCTCAAGCCATAATAATTCTCGCGACTAACAATATAAGCAGCATTACGCCCAACTTTAATAGAAGGAATAAGATCAAGGTAACCTATCCTATTATATATCACATCAGGTCTACCTGTCCGTTGTGCTTTATGATTATGTAATTTCCTGCTCAAAACATTTTTTTTATATTTTGGCAAATCTGCCTTTACTTCCCATTCAATTAATATACCTGTTGTATGTTTCATAATATCCTTTTTTTTAGTTATATATTATCAATAACATATATTATCATATTTTTATTTATTTGTCAAGAGTTTTTAAAAAGAATATAAGTAAAATTTGAAATGTAAATATTTAAAATTAAAAAAACACATAGCTATTCTGAGTGAGACCTGGTGGGGGATTTTGGTTTTTGGGGCGGGGGCTGTTTTGACAGGGGGGGCTATGTTGTGGAATCCCTTTATTTATTGGCGTTATAAGAGAAATTTCATATAATAATAATTATATGAAATTTGTTTTTTATTAAAAATTGTAAAAAAAAAAATCTAATTATATAATTGTAGCTTGTTATAAATCTATATAGAAAGGCCGTTTTGTGTTGATGGGATTGAATAGTTTTTTTATTTATTTTGACTTTTTTCTTGACTTTCTTTATATTGGAAAAAATGATATTTTTTTCGTAAGTCGTTGATTATTAGATAGTTACGATATTATAAAGAATAATATTAAAAAATAATTTGAGTTTTGAGGATTTTGCAACCGCTGTAGCCCTTTATCCATGGGGTTTCTGGAAAACTTTGGAAATTTTTTTTCGTTTTAAGTGCCGTGTTTTCAATGGTTTACGTACTTGTTTTTTAAAATAAAACTTCTTTTTTAAAAAAAAAAATTGTTGCGAGGATTTACGTTTTATAAGTGTCGTGTTTTCAATAACTTACAAATCGTGATTTTAATTTGTTCTCTTTTTTTCTTTATATGTTCTTAATTACATAAATACTTGACTTTTTACCCCGATTTATGGTATAATATAAGTATGGAAGGGATAAAAGTTATTAATAAATAATCAATATAAAAGGACACTTAAAAAATGAAAATTGACAAAAAAACAAAATTGACAGGTCCGGCGGCTATTGCAGAAAAGCAAGCATTGAACACAATTAAAAATAATAAACGATTTGAAAGATCAAGCTTATTGTTTTTATCGATGAAATTGACGGCATGACACAGGCCGCGGAAGAAATTTTTTTAGATGCAACACAGTTTGAAAATTTAATCCTGGTTGCAACTTCAAATAAATTAAAGAGTGATTTTAATGATCGTTTTCAATCGCGTTTCGAGATACATGACGTTGTCGCGCCAGAATGTAAAGATATAGAAAATTATTTGATTGATCAATTTTCTATTAGTCAAGTGGTTGCATCGCGTGTTGCTGATAGTTGCGGCGGAGATGTAAGGGCCGCTATTACTGACGCATTAAGAGTGCAGCAGTTGCTTGACAATCCGGAACTTATGGCGGCGTAGTTTTTTTACCGGAGCGATCCCGGAATAGATCGCGAGCGGCCCGGCGCTTTACTGGGATAAATAAAGGTATATAATGAAAAAAGAAAATAAAAAAATGGCAATTATAAAAAATGATGGTGATTACTTCACAGTTTTAGGATCACGCTTGTATTCTTATTTATGCAATTTTGTAAAAAGCGGCGCGGCGGTTGAAATTAATCATCAAGTTTTTAAGGTTGCAAAAGATCAAATTAATCAAGTTATCGATTGTCTTGAAAATTTTGGAGTTGACGTTATTAAACCGGTAAAATATGAAAAAATTTCTGTCGGGAATTTGAAATTTGCACCGGGAATCAATCCCAGAGTCAGCGCGGCAATAGAACGGATTTTTAAAAAATAATCTTAAAAAAGGAATAAAAATTATGAAATATATCAATATAAAAAATAATAATGGAGTTGAAACGGTTGATCAGTTTGAAACAAAAAAAGAAGCGGCGGAAATGTTGTTAGAATATAGAAAATCTGATAGTTATAATCATTATTATATATCGCAAAAATCAACTAATAATTGGAAATATAAAAAAAAATAAACCCTGGACAGGAAGGGCGGCGGTGCGGAGTTGGTCCGGCCGCCGCAGTTAAAAAAATAATTTAAATTGTTGCGCTATCGCTGCGCAGCGTAAAAAAAGGAGATTAATATTATGAAAACACAAATCAGAAAAAAAGTAATTAGATTTGCAAAAAAAAGAGTTGAAATTGAAGGGCTTGGACACCCTGAACTTGCCGCCTTGAAAACTGGAAAAGTTGATTTTTGCGATACCACATACACACATTTTGACGTTTTTTTGGAAAAAGAAGCAGAAAAAGGTTATGACGAAAACGATATGATAGTTAAGCCATACATATCAACTCATAGCGTATGGTATAGTTGGTTGAATGTAACAATTACCAACATACACACCGGCGCAAGCATTGATGGATGGGAAAGACTAATTTTCCCAAAAAGAAAAACGTATCAAAAAGACTTTTTTTTGCCGGAATTGGAAAAAGAAAAAGCTGAAATTGAAAAAAGACGTGCGGAAAAGTTAGAAAAAAGCTTGACCTACTACAAAGAAGAAAATATAGAATTAAAAGTTCTAATTGAAGATCTTAAACTGAAACTGGAAATTGAAGAAAATATAGAAAAATAATTTTTCTATTCCAATCCTTGTCGGGCGGGGCCGAGACCCCGCCGCGCTTTAATGGATGCCCTCTGTGGGACTTGAACCCCCCACGCTTAGAAACATTATAACATATTAATACTAGTAGAAACGCCAACGATTGTATGGTTTGCTCATGAATTTAACACGTACATAATGCCACAGGCAAACCGCAGAAGCTACCGCCTGCATCAAACAAAAGATGTCGAGATTTATTACCTTGCATACAACAAAACTGCGCAAGCCGATGCAATGGTAAGAATCGCCAAAAAATTAAAAGCGCAACAGCAACTTCAAGGAGATGTCGCATCAGGACTTGCAAAACTTCAAAATGAAGATGATTTTGTAGATGATATCCAAGCAATAGTTTCTGATCACCAACACCACGAAACAGAAATTGAGTTATCAGACCTCCCAGAACTTCCGGCACAGCTAAACCCGGAAATAATCAAAACCGCAGAAATCAGTTTTTTGTTGAAACTCCAAACAGCAAAACAAGAAACAAAAGCAAAAGCAGCAGCAGCTAAAAAACGCATTAAATTTGAAAAACAGAAAACAGAAAACGGAGGAAACAGAAATATAAATGCAATGTTATTCGATCTGTTAGAAAGCAAACAAGAAGCCGCAGAAATAGAAACCGCCGCCGCAGAACTCATAAACAACGCAAAAGAAATCGCGGCGCAAACAATAACAGTTGATACCTTTGGCGGAAATCTTTTTGCGCTTGAAGATATGATTACAGCGTGAAAAATGGTTAATTGTTAATGGTTAATTGTTAATTGTTAATGGTTAATTGTTAATGGTTAATTAAACAAACGCCGGAAGACCCGGCAACCGGAGCGAGGCCGAAAAACCCCGCAAGCGAACCGGCGCAACCGGAACAAAAAAGGAGTTTTATATTATGAAAAGAATCAAACTAAATAAAAAAAGCACAGTAATTTTCAAAAAATTAATCGAAGATTTAACGTGGGAAAACAGCAGCAGAAAAATTGACACTACAGAAAATACTTTTCTACCAGTACACGTTGAACTAATAGGAGCCGCCGGAAGCTGGAACCTTTACAGCATAGCACACTATGGACAACAAAACGGCGATGCTATGCGTGACCCAGACGTAACATTTTATCATTATAAAAAAGAAAATATTGAAGCAGTAATACCATCAACTTTCAGAAATGATTATATTGGAAAATTTGACGAAGTCGCAATCATTGACGAAAACGACAAAATAAAAACCGCACCCAAAGCATTAAACAACTTAATTTCTTTTTGTAATATATGGCTAACCAATATCAAAAACCAACAGCCAGATTATTTTAAGCCACCAAGAGCAAAAGCACAGAAAGAAAAGAAAGCCACACAAGCGACACAGCAAGAAACCGCCGAAAACACAGAAACAAACGTAAATACTTTCGACGGCAACCTGTTTGATATGTCAGAAATTTTTAACCTGGCAGCGTAGAAATATAATTGTTAATGGTTAATTGTTAATTGTTAATGGTTAATTTAATAAACGCCGTTTCAATTGACAAAAAATGTTGATTGAAATCGACAAAAAAAAGGAGATTAAAATTATGAAAACATTATTTATATATCAAACAAATGATCAAAAAAAAATATTTTTTTTCGCAACAAATCATCAAAATATAGACCGAGCAGTCCCATCTTCTGTTGAATATTATATCTGCAAAAATCAAAACGAATATAATAAAATTATGTCAAAAAAAATAAATGTAGATGAAATCGACTGGCAAAATCTATCAACTTCATATTACTTTGAAGGCGATCATTTGTTAGAAAGCGATTTGCGAAATTTGCAAAAAAAAGAAAATGCAAAATTGATTATCGGAAGAAACGACGGTGAACTTTGGAATATAATTGACGGAGATTATTGGAATTTCGAAACCGCAATATCATATTATGATGGCAATAACGAAAGAATTCGTTATTTAAATTATGAAGATACTGTAGAAATTATTGAAGAAATCGACCGCGACCCCGAACCGGCGTTTTATTTTTCAAAAGATTTAAAAATCAAATACGAATCGGGCGCAATAGAAAATATAGCAATATCCACATCAAACACTTCAGGGTACTTAACCCCATGGTGGGAATAATAAAAAGCGCAGGGAGCGAAAAAATAAATTTTTTCCAATCCTTGTCGGGCGGGGCCGAGACCCCGCCGCGCTTTAATGGATGCCCTCTGTGGGACTTGAACCCCCCACGCTTAGAAACATTATAACATATTAATACTAACATATTAATACAAAAAAAGCAATATTATGAAAAAAACCGATAAATATATAGACTTCCTGATTTTATCCGGAAAAGGCGAAAGCTATCAAAACGCAGCAAAAGGAGCTATAAACATTTTTAAAAAATACACCGGCCAAAGCGCCGCCCGAATGAACCCATCAAATATAAAAAAATTCGTAATTAGGGCGACCGAACTTGCAACCGATGAAAGAAAAAAACACACTATCGCCCAGCGATACCAAATGTTAAAACAAATCGCGCTTTATTTTGAAAATGTCAAAGCCCTAAAAATGCTAAATACAATCGACATAAAAGGTCGATTGAAAACCGAAAAACCAGGGCCATTAACAGACAACTGGAAGAGCAAAGCTCTGTCTCGGACAGATATTCAAAACGTGCTGGCAGCAATCCCAACCCGCCAAACCTGGATCAAACCAATTGTAATGTTATACATCACCACCGGCGCAAGATTGAACGAATTGACCCACCTTAAATTTGGAGACATAGCGGAAGACTTTTCTAATATTATAGTCCTGGGAAAGGGAAACAAGCGGCGCAGGATTGAACTCACAAACCCAACTGCTCGGGAAGCGTTGAAGAAATACGCACAATGTAGGTCATGCGTCTCGCTTGACAGTTTTGTGTTCCAATCACAAAAAATAGGTTGTCCGCATGTTTCTAACAGGGCAGTGCAATACCAAATAAAGCGGATTTTTAAGGCACTAAACATAGATGTCCCTGGAAGGAATGTTCATTGTTTCAGGCATACTTTTATCACAGAGAAAATCAACAGCGGAGTGCCACCCCACATAGTAGCCGAAGCCGCAGGACACGCAAGCGTGGACACTACTTTGAAACATTATCTACACCTTGACCGGAAGAAAGTCCGGGAGGAGCTGATGACCGCACCGGAACTTTTTTAATAATGCAACCCAAGTTTATGACTTGAAAACTATTTGAAAATTTTTAAGAGAAAGAGTATAATAAAAAACCGGAAGCGGCCATTAAACCGCAAGCGAGCTGAACGCTATTCAGCAAATTTAAGGAGACAAATCTAATGAAAAAATTGCAACATTTCACAGGCGTAAGACCTACCGATCCGAAAGGCTGGGCAAGCGAACTTCAATCTTTTGACGGTTATATTTATGGTACAAATTACAAAACAGTTATCAGAAAAAAAGGAGTTTTGGAAAAGCAACCCGAAATTGTAATTAACGACAATGCGAAGAAATCAATCAGAAGTTTTTTCAATTCGAAAAAAATATCTGATGAAAGAATTTTTAGTCCCGCCTATTTAAAATCTATTCTAAATAGTAAAGTCAAAACCAAACAAACGGAAACAGATTGCACCTATTGCGATGGCGATGGCGATGCAACCGCAAAAATTTATCACAATTCGAGAATTTATACTTTGCGAGGTGATTGTCCTGTTTGCGAGGGGAGTGGCACCATAACAGCCGAAGAAAAATTTATTCAAGCAAAAGAACTAATTTTTGCGCCAACAAATTCTATTGAAAAAAATAACAAGACAATAGAATTCAAAAAGCAATTAAACTTATTAAATTGTTTTGAAACCGATTTTTCTTTTTGGCAAGCTGAAGGTAATTTATTGATAATCAAAACCGGAGAATATGATATTGCAATGGCTATGTGTAATTCTGAAACCGAGGAGGAATAATAATTAATCAAGTCATAGACTTGGGTTACATTTAATTACTTCGTGTTCATTCGTGTCCATTCGTGGTTAAAAAAAGGAGATAAAAAAGTATGAAAAAAAATATCAGATATTTCAACCTCAATAATTGGAAAATAGAGCCGGACGAACCAAAGCCGGACCCCAAAGCACTTTCGGCAAAAACCGCTTTAATTTCTTTTTTAATCATGGTTGTTGTATGGCCGACTGCAAATTTCATTGATTGCTCTTTTGGATATTTTATGGTCTTTATAATTTTTTTTATTTTGGCAATAATTAATATTAGTGATATTTATATGCAACTTTCAGAAAATAATTAATTCCATTCGTGGTTAAAAAAAATATAAAAATCAAGTCATAGACTTGGGTTACATTTAAAAATAAAAATTATGAAAAATACTACTTTAATTTTCGGTGCCGCGCTGCGGTTTGTTGAAAAAAAATATCCTGAAAATGAAATCGTTGACGACCTTAATAAACAAAGATATTTGCAAATCAGAGTTTATTGCGAAGGTGGCGAAGATTTCTTTTTTATTCATGGGCAAAATTCTGCAAAATGGTATTATCAGGAAAAAAATCTTTCTAATTATCATGTGGCTGATGATTCCTATATCGCAAAAATATTAGACCCTAAAGAAAAAAGAAGCGTGCAGCTATGCACAAGGAGGCTTACCTTCGGAACGTGGAACTCGTGGAGCGAGTTTCTAAAAGCAATTAATTGTTAATGAAAAACAAAAAAATATTATGAATAAATTTGATGATCCTACTTTCTTAAAAATTCTGGCCGCTAAACGGTTTCAGGAAGTTTTTCGAGACAAAAATTTTAGCGAGCATAAAACTGTTCTCTTATCGGCTTATGCAACCGAAGAAGATTTTGATGATGTAGTTGTTGATGAACCGATGACCTTTTTTCAAAACAGAATTTATTCCGCAATGTTTGCGGAGCTGATGACCGCTTCCGGTATAATCCCTGTTTTTGTGGAGATAGAACCGGAAGATTATTTTTTCTGGCTCGCGGAAAACAAGTTGCAAAACAACACAGAAAATCGGGCAGCTTATTGCGGCGTTATGAACGGAGAATAAAAAATTCTGCCACTAAGACTCTAAGTCTCAAAGAAAAAAATAAAGATTTGGATTAATCTTCTTCGTGGTTTGGTGCCTTTGTGGCGGAAAGTTTTGTTTTTAACGATTCTGCGGAAGGAAGGTTTAGCGGAGCTATGACCTCTGACAAAAGCTCTTGATAAAGTTTTGGAAACTTTATTTCTGCTGCTGGATTTGTTAGTTTCTCTATTTCATAGTTAGAAATTATTAGAGAAATATCGTCCGCTATTTTCTGCTGCGTTTCAATCAACATTTTTTGATGATTGGAACCGCCTTTTGGTGCCGATGCTAAAGCTCCGCAAACACAAAATATTAATTCTGATTCTTTTTTATTTAGTTTCATTAGTATTGAATTATTGAATTATTGAATTATTGAATTATTGAATTATTGAATTATTGAATTATTGAATTATTGAATTATTGAATTATTGAATTATTGAATTATTGAAT